AACCGCCTGTATAAAGAAAGCAAGTCTAAAAAAGACTTGCTTTTTATGAAGCATCGGGGATTCGAACCCCGGACAACTTGATTAAAAGTAATGTTGCCCAACACCCCGAAACGCCCATAAATAAAGCAATTGTCTTAAGCTGTCTAACATTATATCTAACATTTTGCAAAAATGCAAGAGAAAAATAATTAAAAAAAATTCATTTCCCGCTTGACATTGCGCCTGTATAGGCGTATAATATAATTAAAGATAAAGAACGGAGGAAGTAAGAATGATGACGATAAAAGAAATAAGAGATTTAATGGAGAATTCAGATTTTGAAGTGTTCGGATTAAGATCCGATGACTACGAATATAATGTTGGTGATGATGCTCATGTGTCCCATCAACTTTTTCAGGACCCTGATTGGGATGAGGACGGAAATCTTATTTATCCAGAAGGAGAAGGAATTTACGCAGGATTTTATGACGCGGGAGAACTCGATGGCACATGTGCGATTGAGATTAGCGAGTACGACAACGACGATAAGATCGCAAGAAAAATAAATACTCTTCCTACATATTGTGGGAAACGTTTTTATTTAATCGGTGGCAATGGTGGAACATACGGAAACGATGTTGACGAAATTGTTGTTAGGGACGCTAAAATAATAGCGATTTTAAATTAAAAAATTAAAATAGGAGGAAATAGGAATGGCAGGATTAAAGGAACTGAGGAAGTTTATTGGATTTACCCAGAATGAACTTGCAGAAAAAGCTGGAGTTAACATCCGGCAGATCCAAAAGTATGAATCTGGAGAATACGGGCTCGAGAACATGACAACAAAAACAGCACAGGGCATATCTAACGCCCTCGGCTGCACAGTCGACGACCTGTTAACTATAAACCCCGGTATTCTTACGAGGGAAGCACAGGAGTCCGTGCAGAACGGCGACCTCACCCTCTCCGATCTGATCGCAATGGACAAATACCAGAAAGTAAAGCATTTATCCAAAATTGGCAGTTTACTGGACACGTTCTCGGAGAATTACAACCGCATCCCGGAAAGGCTGCAGGCTAAACTGTCCGCCTTAGACCTTGCGGATCTGGTGGATGCTTTCTACCAGTGCTACAGTGATGGAAAAAATAATTAAAAAATAATTAAAACTATTGACTTTGTACGTACAATGGTGTACAATATAATTAAGCTAAAGAAAGGAGATAACAAAAATGAAGAAATATAATTTAAGCAAAATCATGAAAAGAGCGCATGAGATCAAAAGAACGGCGGACGAGAGAACAAAGAACTCTCTCATGAATCGAAACATTTGCAGACCGCTTAAAGAAAGTGAGAAAGCAATCTTTGCTATCTGCCTTTCTATGGCTTGGGCAGAAGCCAGGAATGAAAATGCAACATGGGATACTGTAGCCGCTGCCGCAGATCGGTATGTAGCAAACAGCCGTTACGACGAATGGGTTTGCAACGACTGGGTGAAATACGGTAAAAATCGTACCTACATCGAATTAGTAAGGTACGCAGGCGGTAGAAAGCATACCGCAAAATGCGGTTACTGGGACAACATTGAAAACGTATATGTCCCGGAAGCGAAAAACTGTGAAGTTGTTAATCTTTTAACTGCATAAGAAAGAGAGGAAGAACATGGCAAAAACAGAAAGAATTAATCTGAGGATGACAGAGGAACTTAAGAAACGCATTATTTCTGCTGCCGAATTTAACGGGCAAAATGTTACTGAATTCATGGAAAAAGTGTTGACCGATGCTGTGTACAACGTTGAACGAATACAGCAGAAAAAGATTGATGTTTGGAGAAATGGTGCGTGGCAAACAAAAACGATCCCGGAGTTTAAGGACATGTTTTCTTTCGTTAACGATCCGGCCTGGGACCGGATTGAGGAAGTGTATGTATACGTAGACCATATGCGTATCCTCGGAAAAGGATACGAAGTCGTGTACGAAAAAAATACCACGTGTGGTACGTGGGTTTAAAGGAGGAATAAAGATGGATAAAGTGTTGAATAAATTTGAAATGTTCGATAACGAAATAATGAATTCCGGAAAGGAATTCGTAGAAATCGGTGACGATATGGAACTGTGGGCGTATGCCTGCGGATGGTACTTAGAGTACCTAAACTACAAGGGTTCTTATTTAATGAAACACACCGGGTTTAAGATGACTCGAAATATGTCAACCGTAGAGAAATTCAGAAAATTTATTCTGAGCCAGTATAAGATTGCAAACGCTCACATACCGCACCATATGTCTTATTGGGTAAGAAAACTCACATTGATCGCTTTTAATTGCCCAAATCCGGACGAACCGATGACGTCCAGAATGCAGGATGCTATTATACTAGGATACAACAAAGTAAGAACTTATAAATAATAAATCCTTGCCCCCAGGGAGAAGGGGAGAAAGAGAAAGTTATGAAGTTAAGAAATTTTACACCGCACGAAATCGTAGTATATTCACAGGACAGAACAACCGTCCTTTTCACTGTTCCATCTGAGGGAATTTTCCTTCGTGTATCAACGGATCAGAAAACCATCGGTGAAATCAATGGAATCCCCGTACAGAAAGTGGAGTACGGAGAAGTAAAAGATCTCCCTGCTCCAGAAGAAGATACTATTCTTATCGTATCGCAGATGGTTTTATCTGCGCTGCATGGCGCTCGTCCGGATCTGGTAGCCCCAGATACGGGCAAGGGAGCTGTCCGGGATGAAACCGGAAAAATTTTAGGGACTACAAACTTTGTGGTCTTATAGGGAGGGGTAGAACATGAAAAACGAAAAAAAATTATTCTGTAAACACCAATACCAATATAAGTATATCCGCATGGTGGAATGCGGGATGGGGAAACTATATGAATGCACTTGCAAAAAGTGCGGAAAGAAGAGGAGAAAAGTGGTATGAAGCTATTTTTTGATACAGAGTTTACAGGGTTACATAAGTACACAACCCTTATTAGCCTGGGAATTGTGTCAGAGGACGGAAGAGAGTTCTATGCAGAACTCTCTGACTATGACAAAACCCAGTGCGATGATTGGATCGTTAAAAATGTAATTAATAATTTGCAGGAATCCTCTTGTTATGTTGGAACAAAGCAAGAAGTTGGACAAAAACTTCGTGAGTGGCTTAAACAGTTTGATGAAATACAGTTCATTTCTGACGTATGCCATTACGATTTTGTTTTATTAATAGATTTATTTGGCAATGCATTTGACTTGCCAAATAATGTAAGTCCTACATGCCATGATATCAATCAGGATATTGCTAGACACTACGCGATATCAGAGTGTGAGGCTTTTAACAAGAGCAGAGAGGAAATCGTTGCAGATTTGTGTAGCGTGCCAGTAAATGGCAGAAATCATAACGCTCTGTACGACGCCAAAGTTATCCGATCAATATATCATTCAATAAATAAAGAGGAAAAGTAGATGTCAAAGATATTAAAGATTTGCAAATTTTTAGATCAAGGCTGCGCAATGTGCGACGAGGATTGCAATTGTGCGGACTGTAAAAGAAATAAAGCTGACGGTTCATTCAATTGGAAAAAAGTTCCCGATGCGCTTCCCTCAGAAGGGACACGATGTTATGTCATTTTTCGAAATGACGAGTGTTGCTTCCTTGAGCGTGGGAGATGTTTTTACAAAAATAGCCGGTTTGATATACCTGCTGACGTAATCTATTGGACAGAGGCATAATGGAATTTCGGAAAAAGAGAAGGGAGAAGAAAAAATGAAAGAATTCAAAGTGGCAATAGATAAGTATGAATATGGAAAATTAACTAAACGTGAAGAATATAAATGCCGTTTTATAAACAGTGTATTCTATATTAATACTCGTGATAACTTGTGGGATACGCCTACTAGTATAGCTGATAACGCTTTAATCGTGGCTTATGGGGACGGGTTTTCCGATGCATACAAAAGAATTCCTTCTGAATGTCCTTGCACATTCACAGAACTTCTTTTTGGCGGTGTGGACCCAAAATCAGTTCCAAAAAAAGTAAAAATGTCAAACGACTTTTCTAAAGATTTCCTCGGAAAATGTCCGAACTGCGGACTGGCGTTTGCAACATTTCTAGCAGTCGAATGCCACTTAAATTACTGTCCGTCTTGTGGGCAGAAATTAGAACTGGACTGGAAAGAAGTCGAAAATAGTTAATATATAAAAATAAGCTACTATCTTGACATACTTATGTGTACGTGTTAAGATAGTAGCACAAACAACAACATTTTATGTATTTAAACATTATTTTTAACAAAAGCAAAGATTCGATAAACATTAACATGCGATGTATTTAAACGGTGACTCATTTAAAATAACGATTAACAATAACATAAGATGTTTTACCCCGGGAAGAACCCGGGGTATTTTTTATGCAATAAGACTTCTAAAAGTATTGTATCCGGCTATCTTATCCTGTTCCAGACTGAAATCTCCCTGGTACAGCCATACCGCCACTTCGCATCCACCGCCGAAGCTTCCAGGGCACTCTACCCCATTCGGGTTGTACCCCTTAAGCATGAGTAGAATCTGTAATGCGGTAACCATGTACTGTGTCTCTCCCAGTCGTACGGTATGCCCTTTCAGAGCGGCATCCGTCTTAGGACCGTACACGCCATCTACAACAAGCCCTGCACCGTAGTCCAGATTAAGAGCGATTTGCAGGACCATAATCCCGGCTTTTTTGGTAAGAGAGCCACGTACCCCGTCTATAGCAAGTCCCGCACCACAGAAGTTGTTGGCGTGCATCTGTCCAGCCTTAACGACTGTACTGCCTGCGGATGCAATCGGAGTGGCACCAGATGCAGTCTTGCCGTTAATCTCGTAGACCATTTCTGTGTGTCCAATCTGGAGCGGTCTGGATGGGTCGGAACCTTTAAACATTAGAGCATCTCCAACTTTTAAAATCTCCGGATTATGGATAAGACCGTTCTTAATAATCACTCCGTCCACTTTTTTCCACTTGTAGTGCATCCCGGCTGTATTAAGAGACGCAATGCCACCGATTCCCGCTTGCTCCGCTGTCCGACAGATGGAGCTGGAGCAATCGCTGTAATATGCGCCACGGTACTGTTTGTAACAATAATCCCGTAAATCCTGGCTATAGATGTTACGCCCAAGGATGCTCTTGTACAGATCGTGCATCTTCTGCCGCTGTGTATCCGTAATGCCTACGATTCTTAACACTTCTACCAGACCACGTCCCTGCGCCTGTCTGCTACTACAATAGGCATTCATGCCCTTAGTGCTCGGTGTGCCAGACCCATGTCCGGCTAATACTACGCTTATACTCATATCATTTATCCTCCATTCTGTAATCTTCAATAATATTGATTCCATATTCAATTGCGCACTGATTTTCAATCTGACATCCTCTCGCGTCTTTCCATCCATGAGCAAAATATGCTACGTCCGCAGTAGAAAGTAATTCCAAACTTTTTCCTAGGAACCACAGCGGGCGCGCATCTGCGGGAGCGTTCTGGAAGAACGAATCAATTACTTCTACTGGTTCCCCCAACTTCTCCTCTGCACTTTTAATCGCCTTTTCTCTTACATCCAGAATTTCTTCATCTGTCTTACCTCGCATGGGCTGCGATATGAATAATTTCTTCATTCTCTTATTTCTCTCTTTCTTGATTGTAAAGAGGACGATCACTCGCCCTCTGATTCATCTTTTTCTCTTAATTGTAACAAAACAGCCTTTAATTTTTCAGGAACCGGTACAAATACCGCTGCATTTTCCAACAGGCTCAGCCCTTCATTGGCAATGTAGAACATAATCACCACTTCACGGAGTGGAATCTTACCCCCAACGAGCCCCTGGATCACATAGGCCACAGCGATCACAATAAACATCACAATCTTTTTCAGCAGTCCCTTAAAGCCGATCTCCGAAGACAACTGCTTAGTGTAGATCCCCTTAATACATCCCGTAATGTAATCCACCACTGCCAGAAACACAATCGTTTTAAGTAACACGTCCCATCCTCCAAGCCAATATGTCAAGCCGCCGCCGATCAGTCCGCAAAACACGCTGATCCAGTTAAATAATTTTTCCATCTCTTTTTCCTTTCTCCGGCCGTTCCGCCGGCGCAACTATTTTGTTCCATAAAAATAAGACCGGTTCCGGTCTTGCCCTGATTTCCATATGTATTTTCTCCTTATCTTCTTTCTGTAAATTAATATGGCGTCGTTCGTTCCATCTGATCTAAGATGAATTGAGCATATCTTTCGGCGCCATTATCATTTAAATGTAACCGATCTGACGTGTAGGCATCGAGATTCTCGTAAATGATTCCACTCTTAGAGCATCCGTCACAAATTTCGCATCCATATCTATCCGCAACATGTTTTATTGCTTCGTTGAAATCAAAAATTGAATCTCCATTAGCGTTCGACATCATTCCGGTTGCCTGCCCTTTGCCGCTCGCTAAATTCCGCTGCAAAATTGTTCCCACAAAAATCGGTTTCGTAGGAAATTTAGTCCTCAGGGCAGAAAAGGTAGCATTTAACCCACCGTAAAAAGTGTTCGGTTCAGTGTCACTGGGATTTCCGATCTGCACCGATAATCCCCAGTCATTCGTGCCACCAAAGGTGAAAATAAAGTCACATTCCTCTGTCATGCCACTTACTCTCTCATAAAACGGATTGCTGCCATTAATGTTTGAATACGTTGTGCCACCTACGCCATAATTATTAACAACTATACCTGCCTTTTCCGTCAATTTTTGCGTGTATAATGACATAGCTGTAATACTGTCTCCAAGGAAATTACCTGTCTTTCCACTCCAAAGGCTTTCACTTCTTACATTCATTTCATCCATTTTGTTGTTTAAGTTTTCCATCTCCTTTTCGAGTATGTCAAACTTGTTTCTACCATCTAAAAAACTGGCGTAGATTCTGTCCGTCGCAAGAGAGGGTAGGAATTCTTCCCATGTTTCACTGTCTCTTAACAAGTATTTTGATATTATGGATGGCACAATAAGCGAATTATAGAATCCAATTGGCTGCGAACAAAGAAATCCATAACCCAAAATGTCACCTTTTTCCAATTCTACATTGTCAAAATAAAATGCATATTCCGTTTCACCATTGATGTTTAAATTGTTGTAAGTCTTGTTTATCACTTCTTCGTCATTTCTGTAAATCAAAATAGTTATTTCATTTACAGCAGTTGATCCGTATGGTTTTATTGGTAAAATCAAACCAGTTATTGTAGTGCTCTCTTCAATTTCAACATATGATTTAAACCCCTGAAAGTCAGCAGAACCATGATATCTGAGCTCGTCCTTTTTGCCACCAACAAGTTCCTTTTTCTCTGCATCAGATTCCTCCAATATACTCTTTATTGTATTGGCATCCGGAATTCGCATTACAAACCCTGGTGCAAAGCATATATAAACGCTTCTTCCATCAATGGTATTAGGATCTCCTTCCGTAACTACAGCCCATTCTCCGGGCGTCAATTTATCAGGATCGAAATCTTTGTATGGTCCGCGTCTGTTTTGTATCGCCATAACTTCACATCCTTCCCTCTAAAGTTCTACACCAGTTACTGTTCTGCCTCCTGTTAAAATTCCATTCGTGAAGTCAAGATAACTATTATCCGGCAAGACTACCCTCGCCGATTTTCCCTGCAACCCATTCATATAGAAATCTCCGTTATGGGATTCGCTGCCCCACCAGGTATGTTTCTGTTTCCGGTCAGACCTGTCATATACATAAACAACAACTCCCCCCTCATCATCTTCAATGGAAACGTACCCTCTGGTACCTATTGTGACTCCTCTGCTTCCTTCACTTATTCCTCTTTTTATGGTTAGGCGTCCCTTAACGGTACTATTATTCCGAAATTCAAGCCCGTCTGGAGAAAGTGAACAGAACAGGTCTCCTATGTCGGTCATCCATGATGTACTAAATCTTCCAGTAATGTCAACGCCAGCGTTATCAAATTTACCTGTAACATTTCCATTTCTATCCAAAATCACTAACACGCCATTCACATTATTCTCGCCACCAAGGGTAAGCGTTCCTCCCCTAGCCCAATCGAATCGTATTCCAACAGCTGACAGCACGTTTACAACAGCGTTTCCGTAGCTGTCCATTCCTGCATTCCATGTATTTCCACCATCTGTAGACACTGCGAATGCATCAGCTGTCATTTTCCAAATGGTGTCTGATTCTTCCAGTTTTGGTTTGTTATGCATATAGAAAATAGAACTACCATTTTCTACTGGTTCCTCGGTTTTAAAAACTCCAAAAGACTGTGTAATCAAGCTTGTAAGTGCCTGTACAGATCTATCATAACTGTTTATCTGTTCTGCCGTGTTTTTCTTGGCTTCCACCAACGCCTTGGTAGCTTCGCTAAACCGTGTGCTACTTTTCCTTGCAGGAGTTTCCGCACCGCATGAACTCTTCTGCGTTCCACTTGCCGTAAATACCGTATTGGTAATATAGGACTTATAACTGTTCTGCTTTCGGTCGGTAACAAACACAGTGTCACCGGCTTCTATTGTTGGATCAGATAAGTGCCCGGCAGAGAATGTTCGGAAGGTCATGCCTACCAGTTTTTGGCCCACTATCACAGCTACGTTTTGCGCCTGATCTTCCGTCTGGATCAGATCGTTTTTCTCGATGTTCAGGACGTATCCCATATCGCCATAAAGATAAGTGTTGGCTCCATTAGACCCATTTTCGAACGTAACGCTTGCACCAGTAATCTTAATATCATCGGTGCCGACTGCAAGAGAATTCAGTAACCAAATATGATGATAGGTAGACATTAATTCAAAGGTTCCTGCATCATAATTTGTTTCATTATCCCAGGGGCTAAAATGTCCGCCATCTAAATTATCCCCAGAGGAATAAGGGGTATCTTTGTCGAAAACTCCCCCATCTATTACAAGCGCATCTCCATTTAAATCTTCCTGCTCATCGTACCAACCAAAGAATATCCGACCATACGCATCGCACCGGACGAATTTACAAGCTATCTGTGCCACCCATGACAAGACTTCCCGGAAGGTGGTTGCATCGCTATTCGGACGGTTCCCCACTATATAATCACTATTTTCGAAATTGGTAGTGTTAAGGCTTAATCCACAATTCCAGCATACATCACGGGCAATCTGTAATAACGTAGCAGGATATTGCAGAGTACTCTTGCTGTAGGGTTCGTCTAGGAGGCGAACGTTGTCAAGACAATCCAGAACAACAGTAGATCCAACAGCTTTTGGCTCATCCACAGTATAAGTACCCATCCGAATCTTTTCTGTAGTGCCGTCTGGAAGTTTTAAGCCTACATATGCTACTACACTTGCTCCGTCAAAGTCATATGTACTGTACTCGTCCTCAGAGTTATCGAGCGTTATTGTCAACTTGTTTATAATCACTGAACCGATATCAAAACTGTTAGAGCCAGATGTTGCATCATCTATTTTTAACCCTCCGCTCTGCATCAGATCGCTATTATCAAAATTAAGTATAGTACCATTTGTCAGAGTTATATCAGCCCAGTGCAGCATATGCCGATTTTTATCCTTCAAAACCTCTTTAAATTGTTTCGATACATTTCTCATTATGTCACCTCTGTATTACATCAACGGACACGCTACGGTACCAGAAATATCCGTCACCCAAATTTCCCAAAACTTCCTTACTTAATGTCCCTCTGTAGGATTCAATCGTCATGTCAATTCCGTCATCATGGAATGTGAACGGAAAAAAATTGGAAGCCATGTTACGTCTTATCAGCAACATGTCCTCCTCTGTCATAAAACCCCACTTTATGCTAATGTTCTTTTTCTCAGCTATAATTTCACCCACCATTAATCCGGAGAGTGTACGACCGGTTTCTTCGGACCATATCAGTTCATCGTTTATTGTTAGGGACACGGGGGAAGGGAGCACGATTCCTCCCGCCCGTAATATTTCCTTTGACATGTCCCACCTCCTAATATACTTTTACCGGATTCATTCGGTTATCCAACCTGTCTATTGCCTTCAAAACAGCTTTTGCCAGTTCCTCACCGTCCACGTAAAATCCCATGCTTGCAAGTGCTGCGATAATACGCATAACTGCATTATTCATTACAGATTCTAAATCAGCTTTTGTTATGCCTCTGCTTCCTGCGGCTCTAACCGCCGCATCTACCATAGCCTGCATTTTATCCTCTGGTGCAACAATTTCTCCGTGTTGCCGGTTATCTCCGATTACTGCCAAACGTGGGGTATTTGCCTTCACAAAACCGCCTTGTGCAAGATATGGTATTTTCGGAGCGGTAATTTTCCCGATGTTAAATCCAAAGGTTTCTCCGCCGATTCCGGGTATCCAGTCAGGAACGTCGAAGCTCAGCTTATTCATGGTGCTTATAACCAAATTTACACCGCTTACTATTCTACTAACAAGGCCGTTTACCATGCTTATAATGCCGTTAATCGGAGCTTTCGCAACTGCGCCCAAGGTATCCCAGATGCCCTTGAATATATTTTTAATACCAGTCCATGCCTTTTTCCAATCACCAGAAAATACACCGGTTAAGAAATCTACAATGCCGCCTAATATGTCAAACAGTCCAGAAGCAACCTCGCTCACGGTTTTTATCACGAGTAGAAATTTGTCTCCGAGTCCTTCGAGCACAGGGGCAACAAGAGGCATTATGCTTTCGGCAATCCAGTTAATTACAGGTTGTAATACATTTTTCCACAGGACTGTTATAAGATCAGCCAATTTTCCAAGATAATCAATTCCTTTGCTTATTAATGGCTGTACATATTTCTCAAATACATCTTTAAATTTTACTGCAAACTCATCCAATACAGGCTTTATATGTTTGTTATAGCCATTAAGGAGTGTCTTATAGATTTCGCTAAAACCATCCCTAAATGCCAAGAACATTGGTGCGATATGTTCCTCATACATTGCATTCAGTTCGGAAAAAGCGTTTCGAACCGTGTCATGGACAACTGTTAGGGCATCTGCTATTGGAGCAAGTGTATTGTCGATGGTTTCTTTTATTAATTCTTGATTGTCGATAAACGGTCCGGTAATCATACCGATGATATCTCGGCTAAATTTTAATGCCATGTCCGTGATTCCAAGAAAAGAATCACTAAAAATTCCAATCAAAGAACCTGTTATACTTTTGGCGTTCTCACCGCTAAAAACGGAGAAAACATTTGCAAACGCCGCCCAGCATTTTCCAGACAATAAAGCAATTTCTCCCGACACATCAAAGATAGATGCAAGTCGTTTTTTTATGTACTCTTTGCTTTTCGCAAGGTACATATCTATTCCGCCAACCAAATTGTCGGCAATCGTTACTCCTATGCTTACTACAGATCCAGTAATTTCTCCGAATGCGTATGCAACTCTATCAAAAAATGTATTGGCTGCTCTGGTAACGGAACTGTCAGAAAAGATTTCTTTTAGAGACCTTCCAATTCCGCTTATGTGTTTCTGGATAGACTTAATTCGTTCTTCGCTGTCACCGAAACCTATAACAAAGCCTTTTTTAAACCAATTTCCAAGCTCTTTGCAACGGTCAATAAGCCCTTGCATTTTACTGTCCAATTTATCAGCAACAGTTTCACCATCTGCCAGCGCACCATAATCCACATTCCCGCCGATAGATGTGCCGGAACTCCCAGAACCGGAATCAGAGCTGCTTTTCACCTTCTGGATTTTATCAAATCCCATAAGGTTCAGTTCTTTAGCCGCCTTTTTGGCTGCTTCTCCGATTCCTGCAGTGGAGTCCGCCATTCCATCTGCCGCTGCTGTTGCGTCCGTTAGCCCTGCCGCCGCATTCGAGATTCCACCATCAGATTTATTGCCGGTCAGCATCTCGGTAAAACTCTTAAATGCACTTGCCAGAGTCATCAGCTTCGCAAGTAGCTGGTTAATTACTTTTAATAGCGGAGTGAGGATATTAATTAATCCTTGACCGATTGTAGCCTTCAGACTATCGAATTGCAGTTTTAGTATTCTGGTTTGGTTCGCCCAACTATCCGCCGTTCTGGCGAAATCACCGGAAGCCGCAGATAGCTGATTCTGCACAAACGCATACCGGAGAGCAACCTTTTCCATCTCTGTCATGTCTTTGGTTGCTTTTCCGAACCCGTTTGCCATTGCGTAAGCGTCCAAAGCACTCTGGGTCATTACTACGCCTAGGTCTTTTAGGGATTCCGTTTCTCCGGTAAACACGGACTTTAATTTTGTGTACGCTTCTTCCTGGCTTAAATTGTAAAAGGATGCTACGTCTCCGGCCAGACCAGTTAATGCTGTAGACATATCGTAAGCGGCGGACTCGGAAAACCCGAACGCCTTCGCCATCGCCCCGAACGTTCCGGTAAACTGCTTTGCCATCGTCTCAGATAGTCCAAAACTGGATGCTGCGGACTTTGCGAACTTATCCACCTGTGCCGTCATGTGCGGGAATGTTACGTCTACAACGTTTTGTACCTCAGCCAAATCAGAGCCAAGATCAACGCATGATTTGCCGAAGTCCACAAGTTTTTTAACAGAAAACGCTGCGGCCAGTGCCAGTCCTGCTTTCTTTGCAGTGCCGGCGATACCCTGCATCTGTCTGTTAAAACTACCCTGATTAACAACTAAATCAAGACCAATTTCTCCAACGCTACTTGCCATTTATGCCACCTTCCTCCATAAGAGGACATCGGCACATGGCACTACTTGTCCTGATTAATCTTTATTTCGAATTCCCGTTTACAGTGTCTCGCTTGACACTTTATAAAAACGCCCCGGCATTTAGCGCCCGGGGTATACTGCACTTTCTGTTCATGCCCGCAATTCGGGCATTTTACCTTTAACTTTACAATCTTTAACACCTCCCGCCAGATAAATAAACGCCTGCTTCATTTGTTCCAGAGCCGCATCCATTTGCTCCGGAGTGACTTCCTTCGCTTTTCTGGCTCTCCATTCGCTCCGAATCCGAAGTTGTTCCTTGTTAAAATGCTTTAGCATATCCTTATCCTCTTCTGAGCGAATTGCTACAATCCTGCCAAGTGGCGTATCTGGTCCCAATCCACTCAGAAGATCCTTAAATTCATCCCATTTCATCCCTTGTAGTTCTCGAGATAAACGAATCCCGTACTGCGTCTGAAAAGATGATATAATTAAATCAAAATCATCTATCAAGTCGTAGTACGGGTCATCACTCTCCCGAGGTGTTGTCTGTTCCTGTAATCATACCAATTGCGGACTCCACAACTTTCTGGAAATCGTCAAATTGTAGGTTCAACTTTTCAAGTTTGTGTCTGTCTTCCTCCGGGAAGATAAGTCCATACATGCTCACCATATCCTTTGGAACAACGTTACTTCCATCACCAACAACACCCATAATTTTCAGGACTGTTACTGCATCTGCATTTACCTCGTATTCTTCTCCCTTAATAACGAGCTTTGGATTCTCGTCAAAATTCAACTTATCTGTAATATCAACTATTTTTGCCATAATATCCTCCTTATACCGCAGGTGTTACTTTCGGCTTTCCATTTGCAGTTACTTCGAATTCCAATGGTCCTACATTCGTAGAGTCACCGGCACCACAGTTTTTCACATCGAAGATACCTCCCTCAAATTCTACTAAGGTTCCATCCGGGAAAGTCCATCCAAGATAACCCTCGGAATCTCTTCCGTTCGTAAACAGCTTTGTTGCCACATAATCATTTCCAGTATCTCCGACATTTCGCTTCCCATTAATGGCGATCTTTACAGCCTTTGCAGTCATTAACCCACGCTGCCAACCTTCTTGATCCATCGGATACCATGTTTCAATCCCGTTTGTAAATTCAACAGAAAATGTTTCCATATCTGCAATAGATGTAGCTGATTCTTTGTCAGCTCCAACCGTGAACTGATTCTTATATACCGGAAATACTCCTGTATTTGCTCCCATTTTCTACCTACCTTTCATAAATCAAATCAAGCCAGATCACACGCTCATATATGCCACTGTCGTCCGTACCTACGTCCACAGACTCTGGTACTTCCAACCGCAAGTAATTCACATGCCTTCCGGCTATCGTCAAATTTGTTACTCTTAAAAATTTATCGTATAACTCCTGCGCTGCCTTTTCAGTCTGATCGGCGTATTTGTTCCAGTGGATCAGAATGCTGATATGTTTTGTCTCTGTCTTTGTGCAATCCAGACCGCCGAGGGCAATGTCTGCTCTTCCGGAAGACTTACGTTGGTAGATACCAATGGATTTTTCTAACTTATTATCCAGTTTCCCGATGTAAAAGTGTTCTCCGATTCCCAGAGTTTCTATCCAGTCACGTACATCTGCAAGTCCAATCATTTCACACCCCCGTAATCCTTTTGTAAATCTGTTTAAAAGCTTTTTTGCAATCATCCTGTTTACTCCCTCCAGGAAGCCAATCCTCTAACCATTCACCACCCGCATTCGGGTTTTCATCAGTTTTAAAATCGTACTCTGGATGGAAATACATGCGTCTTGCGTATGGCGTAGAGGATACAAGAGTCACCTTACCGGAAGAACTTTTAGAAGTATCCACAAAGGTACTCTCGTTCTGCAGATTTCCCGTCTCAAACGGCATTACCTGTGCCTGTACTACCTCTGTATGCAGATATTCCGCGGTCTGTTCAAGTGCTGTAATCTGCGCTTCCGTTAGTTCTCGGATTCTGCCCCAGTTCATTCGGACTGTAGAATTTGCGCTAATCATATTACATCCAACCTCGTATAGTTCACTGTCCCATCCGGGTTTCTGGCTTTCTCTCCCTGCCATATACGGCGTTTTACACCGAAGACGGTAATTTCTCCACATGTGATCGCAGGAACGGCAGAAATAGGGTCTCCGTGCATCAGAGCGCATCCTGTAAGCTGTACAAGTTTCTGCTCTGCTGTCAGGACTGTTTTTGCTTTGTCTTGGTAATTGCACTTCAAATCACCTTCAAATTCAATTTTGGGTCCGCCGTTTTTATCTAGTCCCTCGCCGTATATTACGACATGTACTGGAGTCTTACAGATACGTTCCGGTACTAAGTCTGGCCATTTCATCACCTCACCGCCAATCTGCATGTCAATCCGGTCTGTGCAAGCAAGGAGTAATCAGATTTTTTCATCGCAATTCCTTTATCCGCAAATACATTCCACGCCTGCCCGTTAAATCCCATAGATACACCGTTCACGCTATAAGAGCTAAGTATCGTGTCCAGAATATCAGAATTCTCGCACTCAAATTCTGCTTGTCGGCAGCACACTTCCCGGATTATTTCCTGTTGGAACTCTGTAAGATTAGAAAAACCCCGGCCTACAATACGATTGTAGGTCAGGGTATCAATGTGCCTGGACGCCTGCCTAAGATATCGATATGCATCATCTTCGCTTAGAACATCTCCTCGAAACACATCACGATAATAGGATATATCCGCATAAGGTTTATACGACATACTACTCACTCGCTTTCTTTGTTACCTTCTTCTCTGATGCGCTCTGGTATTCAGCCAATTTCACCTCTAATTCAGATATTTTTTCGCGGAGCGTCTCGATCTCCTTAATAGCTTTCATATGATCGCCATAAGGTACTGTTTTTCCTCTTCCGTAGGCGATATGTTCGCCAGAATCACTATAGACATCGTATCCGGCGTCTATATAGGATTTCTTCTGGCTTTCCTCAATAATATACTCTTTATTGCCCTTTACCGCTTTCATCTTATACCTCCTAAGCGTCAACATTCATGGAGCATCCTTCAATTTTCTTTTCGAGAAGGAACAAATCTCCATAGCTACGATTCTGGTACAGATACCCATCTGCAGTCCGAGAATCCGTTCCAGGTGTAAACAATTTGATGTAGCTGTATTTGTCTCTGCATACCACGCAAGAAGTGTGGATCAGGATCCAGTTGATTTGTTTCGCATCTGCCGCAGCCACACAGCCCTCTGTGAAGTTATACTTTGTCTTCATTCTGGCTGCAGGAACCATTTTAATTGTTACATCATCCAGACTGTGCACCTTACGATTAATGGTAGACGGAGTGTTCACAGTAATCATCCGCTGAATTCCTTCTGCTTCCTTGACAATTTTTCTCATAGTCGGAGTTACGTAGAGTGTTCTACCTTCTTCCGGCACACCAGCTTCATCCATAATAGCCATTTCCGTGTCAAATGCTTCTAAGAAGTTTGTGGCATCAATTACGGTTGTGTCAATGCGTCCAGAATAGGTCGTAAGTTCGGCATGTAACTTCGAGAACCGGTAAGAGTCTTTTTCTGGAATTGCCTGATCTGTTTCGAACGCATTCTGGATATTTGCTACGGAAAGAGTCAGATTTGTTTCATCAATGTCCATAGGGTCAATCCAGAACTCAATGTCACGATCATGCATTAATTTCTTCGGCTCCCAGCTATTGCTCATTGTTCCCATATTAAAACCAGGAGTTCTGGTATGGTCTTTGTAGCCAGATACCGCCATGCTCGGAAGTTTAATCGTCTGCGCGTTGATAAATTTTACCTGCGGATTGCTCTGCGTCAATGCATCAGAACACAGTTCTTTTGCGTATTTTTTCTGCAGGAAATCCGTAAATGTTTCTGAGTATTCATATACTGCCATTTGTTATTCCTCACTTTCTTATAGTCCAAACGCCCTTTTTAAAGCGTCGTCCGTTGCAGTTGTCTGCTGTCCTCCACTTGGTGCTCCCATTTTAAATCCTGTAGCCTGCTGAGTCTGAGGCTTCAATGCGGGAACGTCATTTAAAACAGTTTCTAAGGCATTCTTTAATGTCTCTTCGTTAATTTTACCGTCTTCCCCAGCAACTCGGCTCAAATCAGCCATTTTAAGCACATACGGGATGGTTTTAGCGTCCAAGCCAAGCTCCATAGCCTGGAGAATTGCCGCATTCTCAATCTGCATCTTCTGCGCTTCCGCATGCGCCTGCGTTGCCTGAGTCTGCAAAGCGTTCACATCCGGCTGATTTGCAGCCTTCTGTTGTTTAAAAGATGCCATTGCCTGCTCTGCCTCCTGCTGACTTAATCCCTGCTGCTTAAAATACGCTTTCAACGCCGTATCCTCTTTGGCCGCTAAAGTTCCCTCAAGCATCTGCTGTATCTTGTTATAATCAATAGTTGGAGGTTGTGCCTGCCCGTGCTGCTGCTGGTTTCCTGCCGGCGGTTGCTGTGTCTGTTGCGGATCTCCTCCTGCCGCTCCACCTGTTCCAATATCCGGCGCCATTAACATTGCTCTTACATTTTTGTATTTCATGCTCTATTCTCCTTCCATTTTGGGAGTGTCACTCCTGTTTCTATCCATTTTCATCGGTGTCACCGGCCACGCACCTTTTATAACGTCATGTCGTGTTTGGACATAAAAATAAGACGCATAACCCTGCGCCTTTTGGGAGATAATTGGATCACCTTACCCTTTCTTGTCTAAATTTACTGCATCTTCTGCAATCTCAGCTACGCCGAAGCTTACCAGTTTCTCCGCACGCTTCTTATCGACCTCAAAGATACTGTCCTTCTTCCGGAACTTTAAATCGTGTTCCAGATCAAAGAAATCAATTTTTGCTTTTACTTTCTGCTGTATCAGTCAGCGGATAAAAATAAAAATGAGCATAAAAATGCCACTCAATCTTTCGACCGGGTGGTATTACATACTTTTTAAATTTCCTTTTAGGTAGTCCATTAAAAACTCCAATTCCTCGACAGATAAAATGTCGAATGGATTTTTTTCGTCACCGTCATATTCGGTATCTCTTGTCTCGCCTTTATAGGTTATCGCATCAAAACCAAGTTTCTCACAAATCCCATCATATGTCACCGTCATAGCACCTCCATTTCTATTCCCGCATCGCGTACTGATTCACAAAACTCTCTTAAACTATCTCTATTATATCCTGCTTTATCAAGTTTTGCAACAGCAGAAATGTAAAATGGCTCACTTATGTTTCCCGTGATTTTATACTTAAAAATTCTTCCATCATGACAAGCGACTAAACCATATTTATATTTACGGTTATTAGCCACAGCAATATCACTCCAACTTGGAACAGTACTACCAGGATGATTATGTATTGCTATAATCGTGTACGAATCTGTATTTTTTAGCATTTTACGCATTGATCTAGTCGGCACGGCAGTGCTCTCTTTTTCGAAATTAATTGACCTTCTCACCTTTCCAGTTTTACTGTCTATAAATATAAGATCCTCGAATTTCGTTCCACTTCTATGCCTGATAGCAGTTATCATCTCTTGCCAGACATTTTTCCTTACCGTATTTTCTTCCGCAAGAGCATCAATTCTGCGTCTATAATCAGCAGACTCTACAACAGTTCGATTCATAACCATGTCTTTAATTCGTCCTTTATTACTACGTTCCTTCCAATCTTTCTCCCTTTCTCTATATATCCTCTTATTGTCCGAGTCCAGTGAATAACTCGCAAGTCTGCCAAATCTGGTCGCCTGACGTTCTGCATACTGTTGCCTTGTTTCCCGCCGATTCTGCTCAACAATCTCATCCAGTTCTTCTCTGGTGTACTTATCATCCGGAGGAGTGCTTATTCCTTCGAAATATGTTGTGTGACTGTCTTTGCATCTCGGATGATATAGTCCCGCCGCAATAGCTTCAGACATCAGAGGGTACTTGATTCCAGTTTCTGGGGATTTTCCATCCTTCGGACCGCCGCTCCATACATCATCAATCAGCACTTTTCCGCAAAACGGAAGGCATTTCGGACAAGGATTTCCACGCTTATTCATAATCACAGTGGATATTCCCCATTTCTGCCGCATCTCGCCCTCGCCCTGCAGATAAGCCCGCTTGCTGGCTGTCCGGATCGCCATATCTGCGTAATCGGATATCGTGTGTCTTGCTCCGTTGGCGTATTCAATGCAGTTTAGCCCGGCAGAGAGATAATTCTTTGTAGCCATGTCTACGGCTTTTTCATACGTTCCTGCCCCGGTATTTGCATATACCTGAGCATTGTAGATTACCTTACGATATTGATCGTTCGCCATACGCAAAACCGCCGTTTCCGCCTTCTGCATATCGTCTGTGGTTGCTTTTATCAGTGCATCCAGTTTCCGGTCGTTCAGCTTAAAAAACTCTGCTGTAGCACCTCTACCGACTTTATGTGCTCTGAATCCGTTCCGGATAGCGTTCATGATAGCGATTTCCTGATTCATGCCGCCTTCCGCCCTTTCTTCTCTCAGGATGGATTCTATCTGGCTGTTTATGTCGTGAAATTGCTTCCCATACTTTTTTTGATTTTGCCTTTTGTACTCTTCCAATGCCCGTAACTGCAACGCTTGCCATTGTTCCCAGTGGAAGCCTTCCTCATCCTCCCATACCCGGTGTTTTTTCATGTTCCGGATCATGGATGCCATTAGATCGTTTTCTATGGCTTCGAACGCCGCTCCGATATCATAACCAGACAATTACATCACCTGCCGTTCGATAGAACTCGATATCCTTGGGATTTTAGCTGTCTGGTGCATTTCTTAAGCTGAGTAGAACTTTCACATTTCTGGTTCATCAGTTCGGCGTATCCTTGCTTTTCGATCGCGTAAATCCCGAAGGGAACTTGCTCGCTCGCTATTTTTAACAGCCCCTTGTATTCCTTATGTGTCATCCGATACAGCCTGTTTGCCACTTTTACCTGCATCTTGTACTCCTTCCTCTATAAAACTCTCTGCGTTTTCACGGGATATTCCCAAAGTCGAAACGATTATGGATATCGCTTCTCCTCTTGATACGCTTCCTTCTTTTACCATTTTTATTACATTCATTAGCGACGCTATTTGAGCGCCGTTAAGTTTGCTTGTTCCAGAATTTTGCTCCATGTTTACTTCGAACTCGCCAGCTTCCATGTTTACTCCCGGTTCTTTCATATTCTGGATTCCCTGTTCTGCTTTCAGACGGGCAACCTCTTCGGCTTTCCAGTCCTTATCCTTGCTATCTCCGTACAGTTCTTCGACAGATGCTTCAATGCTCATGATTCCGCCTTGTTTACCCTTGCTTACCGTTTCTACTTGGCTTTCAAAAGATGGGTTTGCGTATTCTCCGAATGGAATTTCTACTTCCACTTCTTCGATCGTCTGACCATGCAGGATGTTATAAGCATTAATACAGGATTGTATTACTTCCGGGAGTGTCTCTTGGAGTGCTTCGATAATTGCGTCTCTTGTGTATAAAGTTGTTTTTTCCTTCTCTCTCTGAGCTTCTGCGTTATCCAGTTTCTTCACGTCAATTCCCAACGTGCTTGGGCTTATAATGCCCTGCAGGCATAGATCCAACGCTGTACAATAGGACGCAAGATAACTTTCGTGTGGTATTACAGGCTGTTCTGTGCTAATCACATTTTTCTGCCCTTCTCTCATATCACCGTCCGCTGAAAAATAACGATTGTCAAATGGATTTGGACGGATAATTTGTCCTGTTTCTGGATCATGCGGCGCCAAGCATTCCGGGATGTATGTCTTAGCCCTTCCTGCACGAAGCGCATCCATCCACTGGGACCAGGCCTCGTCAAACGCATCGAAGCTGTCTAATTTCCCGTCAAATATGGAGCCACCACGTCCTTCATATTTCGCACTTTCGTAGATTTTTAAAGGCGCCGCAAGGATCACAGTTTTATCGAACGAGATATCTTTTGTATCCTTCGTGTCGTCAATACTGTTTAATGCCACCTCGTTCTCACCTCTATACAAATGGTTTACTATGTAACCATAGCCATAGTGCTCATGCAAAACATATTGCTGCATGTCAGCCTTGTACAAAGTCTTGAATACAACTTCGTGTACTCTGTCACGCTTGTAAACTATCTCAATTTTCTCTCCGGGATACCATTCCAGTATTGGATATTGGCTAGTATCTGTATCAATTGTAATTTTAAATGCACCGTCTCCGACAAATAGCACTTCTTTAAGAGCTTTCTCGAACTTTTTTCTAAACTTGTTGTCCTTCTCAATTTCCTTCCAAACCGTTTCTTGCGCAGGGCTGTCAAATTTAAAATCATTCATATCCGCAACTATTATGCTGTTTAATACTCGAACGATGAGTGCGGGAAGACCTGTATGAATTTTTCGCATTTCCATACCAGGACTACACTTGCTCGCCCAGAACTTCGTCCTATCGGCGTATTCCGGGTTCTGTCGGTACATCTGCTCCAGTTCATTCCCATCACCTCGGTACCAGATTCGATTCCGGATGGCGGACAGTTCAAAGTCCATTACTTCGCTGATCTGTATGCTATATGGGTTTGCAGGCTGAATCTGCAACCAACTCCGCAAACCCTTTTTGATATTATTGCTCAACTTCTGTGTCCACCTCATTTCTATGTTTCCTCCTCGAAACCAATCATCTGTCTGTACGGAATCCACGCATACTGACTGGCGTTTATTGTATGGTCATTTCGATCTTCTGGAACATCTTTCTCTTCGTCCCAACTATAGCTATCCAATTCGTGCAGATGCTCTGTGCAAGTATCAACCACAAGATAGCAACCTTGCTGAATCCATCCAAGCATGAGCTTGATACGATCCAATATTTCCACCTTTTTGTAACTGTCGATGAAATTATACATACAGCCGTGTAACCGCTTATACTTGCGTAATTCTGTTATTGTGGCTTGGTCTGCGCAATCTATATACACCTCTTTCGCAAAGCCCCATTCCTCCCGGCATTCTTCCAGAAATTCTATAAAATTAACTGTCGTATCTGAAGGAGCAAGTGGTGTATCCAGATCGGCATTGCTGTAGACACGTTCCGCCAAAGTAATCAGCTTTCTGTCCTCCGTAATGCCCTGGAATACCATTGCGATCGTATCAGGCGACTTGCTGGAGTAAGACGTGTCCAATCCTGCTGTAAATTTTTTGAATTTTAATTTGCCGTCTGCGATCTGCTTTTTAACCCATGACTTACTTACAACATGTTTTTTTCGGTCGAAATTTGGGAATATCAAGCCGGTTGCCTTACCGCGCAATCCTTGTATCTTATTCTTCCAAATTTTTGTGCCTTTCGGTGTATTTTGGATGATTCTATCCAGTTTCTTTTTTGGCAATCCTAAATTATCCTTAAAAGAAAAGAACCAATGCACATATCCGGGCTTTGGTTCTTCTTTTAATTCCTCTTTAATTTCCTGTGGCGTCTCATGCTCCCATTCTGGAAGCGGTCTACTGCAATTAATATATTCCCTGTACACATCCAGACTAGGGTCATCCGGATTTAACGTAGCCATAAAGTAATCACATCTCATAGCTGCCTCGCGAACAAATTCAATGTCCGCCGTGTTAATCTCATCGATGTACAGGCATCCATATTGTCCGCCAAGAGCTTTTTTCCATTTCTTTTTATTACCGTATCCCAGTACATATATGGTCTTGTCTCCTCCAGAAGTGTGAAAAACAAGGTGTGGTATTTTATCGTCCTTCGTTCCACTTCCGTTGTACTTTACCAGAATTCCAAAATCATCTAAGATACCAAGATCTTTCTGGATAATGTTTTTCTCAGCAGTACCAGTATCATCTGCGGCTAATATATGCAATTTTTTAGGCGATTCAGCTACTTTTATCATGAACTTAAAAAGTCCTACGGTTGTCTTTCCTGCCGCTGTAGTCCCCTCCAGAAATTCTGTTGGTGCATTGCATCGCAAGAAAGCTTTATACTTCTCCGAAAGAAGGAGATTGTCCGTACTCACTATTCACCACCACGCATCTGTTTTATAATATCATCAAGTTTCGACATTTCTTCACCCAAGCCCGATACCTCCACCTTATCCTTGAACATGCCCAAGTGTTTACCCAGAAGTTCTAATGCGGCTTTTTTATCACACAATCTCACTTCTCGCTCGGTCGTGTCACTTTTTTCTCCAGATACCGTCTTAACTTTAACGGATTGGATGCAAGCAAGATCATCATCGGATGCCCCAAGTTTTACCGTAGCCTCATCGAAATTAATTACATTCGCCGGATTCACAAATGCAAGCTTCGCAAGTTCTTCAATAACTCTATCTTGATTCACTCCGATTCTCCTTGATCGTTCTGCCATAGCTTTGTCTATACATGCGCGAATATCGGGTTTTTTAAGGTTTTCACATCCAATATCCCCAGCACTATCAGGACTATATCCTGCTCTAATGGCTGCCTGAGTGGCGTTTAAGTCGATCAGATATTCTTCTACAAATCTCTTCTGTTTTTTCGTCATTCAGACATCACCACCTCTCTAATACCCAAGAAGAATTAATATTAACCACCACATCGAATAATTAACCGCCATATACACCGCCAAGTATATAATTGCGAATCTGAATATGTATTTCATAGTCCTACCTCCAATCTTCTCACGCAAGAAAAGCACCCATCGCATTTGACGAGTGCCCTTCTAAAGGAGTTTTGAAGAAAAGAATCCAAATCGAGAAAGTAGGACTCGAACCTACGCCTAGCACAACGCTGCTCTTCCAACTGAGCTATGTTCCGATTTGCGCCCACATTCGGACGCGCGGTTCCAGTCTATACGCCGCCAACTTATCCCGCTTTGACTTCGTAACCCCCTCACAACTCCATCCAGGGACGTCTCCCATGTTCTTTACTGGTTGTCACAGCTTGGTACTTATCGTTCCTCTAGACCTTCCTAAGTAGACACCCGGAACCCTTTCAGAACGGAGAGGATGTGGCTAATCGGCTCCCCCAGCGGTCGGGTTCGCCTTATACATTCGCTTAAAATATTAATGACGGTCTTCGGGCTTTTCGTGTGCTTTGCACTGCCCTGGCGATACCGTCTGAGCCAAAATCAACCACCGGGCTGTGGCACCCGGCAGCCGATCACATAAAAGGAGGGATCACAAGAAATCCAATTTTTATATACTTCGACTCTGTTATTATATCAGTCAATCCCCGGAATGTCAACTGTTTTAGAACAAATATAATAACTAGAACACATTATTAAAATGAACCTTGCAAATATTCTCACATTGTTTCATACTGATTCCTACATCCGCCGCAACCTCAACTATATCTAAATTATTGATATATAGTGCTACAAGTATCCTACGAAGTATCTCATCCGGAAATTGATCTATGTATTTCCTTGCCTTTCGGATCAATTTCTCGTTTTCGTGGTACAATTTCTTGTACTCAATCTCAATATCGATCTTTTCCTCAATATCCTCCATTCCAGTGGTTTTACTGCCAGATCCGTGCGGCATTCCATCAGTTTGCATCGGAGATATTCCAACACGTCCGCAGATCTTTTCATATTTTGCCTGGATCCTTGCCAGCGCCCAGTTATTTCTATGGATTTGTTTCAGCTCGTATTCTGTCATCCACACCTGTCTCACCTCTTCACGATTCTGTCTAAATCCCAGTAACTAAAACTCTCTTTGTACATACCCATGTCAAACAGTGCAAAAGGCAGATACTTCTTTATCAACCGCACCTTGCGAACTACCGTGCAGAATCTACCCTGTGCATCCATCTCCTGTACCAACATCCGGTACGTCTCTCCCTCACGGTACCGTGCGCTGCTGTCCATCACGGGTGGTCTCTCTATTCGCTTCATACACCATCTCTCCAATCCAATTTCTGCCCACAATGGTAACAATATTTTGCATACCCTCGCCCAGAAAAATTGTTGTTGCATACAGGACAACGATATATTTCCGTATATCGTATTCCGTTGTGTTTATCTTCGATTGGTTTCTTTGCCCTCTGCTTCTCCTGTGCCACCCTGCACTCCTTTACCGTTCCGATCTGTTTATACCGCAGCAGCTCCTGCATGGCAATAATAGCCGCGTCCAACGCACCGTAAAACTCTGCTACTCTTCTTATTTGCCCTGATACTTCTACGCCACTTGTATTTAGATTCTCTATCGCTCTCTGTATATCATCCATCATTCAGCCCTCCTTGCCACAAATTCTTGCTCCGTCTGATACATCAACGGATTCACACATTATTTCACTCCTCTCAAACCCCGTCAAACCTTGTGAACGTCTGTGTTGCCATATCCCATTCATAATAGACGAGTTCCTCTTCCGCTTCTTTCATCAGCTTAAGTGCTTCATCTTTTCCGATCCGTTCACGCACAAGCTTATAGAATATAATATCCTGCTGCCTTTTAATTTCTGCAGCCGTTGCTTTTCTTGCTTTTTTTGCATTTACCAGAGATGCTTGTTTGTGCGATAGGGCAGCTTTTGCTTTTCTATACCAGTCACTTTTAGAATAATTTACCGGGTTTTGTGCCTTAAAATCTTTCATCTGTGCCATAATAGATGTAATATCCTGCTTAAGCTGGTCAATCTTCTCCTCAACATGGTTCGTGTTGTATGCAAAATCATACCCGCATTTTGGGCATCTCAAGTGGATTGGTTTATCTTGTTTTAATTCCATAGTCCCATCTCCTTTTTATTTCTTACTGGCGTTATGTACGGCTTGTTCGGCGGTCGGGTCTTTATAGCCTTCATGGTTCATCGTTTCCCCTCCTCTGGCTTATACCTCTCCGGCAAAGGTACCCAAGCAAGCACTTCTCCTATAGCATCAAAAAATTTCCTCTTTCTTGTGCTAAACCAGCGCACAGAAATCTCTCCAGTATCTATTGCGACCAAACAGTAACCGTTCCTCTCCGGCAACCGTTCCTTAACCGGAATCCACTGCGGCACCTGCTCTTTCAGTTCCCGGATTTCTCTCTTAAGCTCCTGTATTTGTAAGTCTTTCTCCGTCACACTTCCACCTCCTGTTTCAGCCATTTCAAGCAGCATTCACAGCAATTGCATTCATCGCTATGGTCGCATTCGATTTCTGCGTGTCCGGTTTCGTTTGGACACATAATAGTTACTGCAAGTTCCTCATCTGTCATATTCCGTATCATTTCGCCATTCGTCATAACTCTCTCCTTCATGGTTTTATTTCCAATGAGCCGATTCTCCTTTCCTAATGCCCCGCCAGAAACGTCCGAAGCACGGCTTCCTGCCATTCCGGCCGGGTCTGGGGTTCTTTGTGTTCGGGGTCCTGTTTGGTTGGTTCTTTTGGTTTGTTATTCTCTGTCATCGGTTTCTCCTTCCATCAGTTCTGGATCATCAAACACATTTCCAATTACTTCGCATTCTGTGCCGTAAACATTGTCAAAATCCAGAACCAGACTGTCGCCTTCAAGGACAAATCTTGCCATTTCTTCACTCCATCTAACCACAAAAATCTCATCATCTTCATCAGCGCTAACGACTGCGCAAATGTCATTCTCCCATATCCTCTGTCCGTTTTTATCAGACAGCCCCGTATACTGGCAGATGGTTCCGGGGTATATTTCGGGAATTTGAGCACTTATGGCCAATATATCGCCAAATTCGAAAGTATAGGCAATATATATACGTTCATCCGCGCAGACACATATGCATCCTATCCATTCTCCGCTATCTTTCTGCTTCACTTTAAATAATATTTCTCTCATCTTCTCTCTCCTTCCAATTGTGGCACTCTACGCACCGCATCTTACTGCTCAGCAGCGCGCCACGCACTTTGGTTGCTCTCGGGCATCCGGTGTCTGTATACACTGCAAGTTCTCCGACACGCTGTACGTGTTGGCAAGTTTCATATTTTGGTTGGTTCATTCCTGTCTCCTCCGTCCTTTCCATATTTTCTCTATCTCATCCTGAGTCAACGCAAGCATCTTAAACCAAAATGGGTGGTCTTCAACCTTGCATCTGCTACTTTCAGATGCGAGTACCAAATCCATATAATCCTGCTCCGTCCCCTGTTTTGGTGCGAAAGTAATAAAAAGATTGTGACACTCAATATATATTTTTTGATAAATCTCAAGTTCACTTCTCTTCAATCCTGCACCCCGCTTTCCGGTAACTTGTCCTTCTCTTTTTCCATTGGTTTTCACAAAATCCGATATCGTCTACATAGTCGTAACAGATCGCATCAAGTTTCCCTTCGAATTTTCTTGCTATCCTTCCAATGCTCTGCGTTACTACTGCATAATCCTTTTTCGGAGTAATCAAGAATAGACGGTCAAGTCGCGGAATATCCAGCCCCTCCTTTGCAAGACTATAAGATGCAAATAAAAAATGTATTTCTCCTTTTCTCGCTGCATCAATCGACCATTCTCTTTCTGCTCTCGTTTTTTTGGACGTCATCTTTCCATCAATCATAGCGCTAAACATCCGGAGATGTTCCGGGAGCATATCTCTAATGCTTCGGAGATGTTCCAGCCGATCGGATAGGATCAGGCAGAAATGATCGCTGTTTTTTATAAGGTCCTCAATAATCTTCTGGCATCGTTCCTGACTCTCTGTCAGGTATGGAATCAGTTTGCTGTACACAAGCGTCCCGTCCGTGTCCTGACAGCACCGGTTAATTTTAATGCCTGTGTTCTTTTTTAAAATTGTTACCTGCATGGTTTTATCTTTTACCGCCTCTTCCGGGACCCGGTACTGGACATCTCCAATGATCGCAAATGTGCTCTTGATTAATCCATCAGAGCGGTGTACCGTTGCACTGAGCCCATATTTATATCTGGCTGCCAGACAATTCATCGTCCGGTAAAACATTGTTACGCTCGTCGGGCTTCCGGCCAGTCTGTGGCATTCGTCTACAATAACCACATCCCATGTATATTTATACTGGCTCAAATCCAATTTACTGAGTGTCTGTACTGTGGCGAATGTGATATGACTTCCAATCTGCACCTTCCCTGCTGTTATCTTTCCGAGAATCTGAGCGGAAAAATATTGTTTCGCACGCTCATAGGACTGGTTTAATAAATCCTGCGTGTGCGTTACCCATAACGTTTTTCTCTGTATCCGTGCCGCCAGTGCAATTCCCATCTGCGTCTTTCCGGATCCACATGGACTTTGCAAAATTCCGCATCCTGCAGAATACATGGACTGCACTGCGTAATCTTGGTAATCGTACAGCGGAATTTCTCCATCGTACTCGAGAATTCCATTGTCAGCTATGTCTTGAAACACATCCGTATCCGGTGTTAAAAATTTCCGGATATGCTTTCCAACACCGCATGGCACAAGGATCACGTTTCCATCGACACGGTACAGACTAATCTGTGCCGGCGTATTTCCAATCCAGAGCCCCATGCGTAACTTTTTCCCGTATTCCGGATTTGCAATATTTAAATTTTTCCGAATCCATGCCAATAACTCTGGTGATGGATCCTGTATGCTTATCTCGTTACTGATTGTCACTTTCATTGGAACATCCTCATAAATTCATTAAATGTGTAACCATAAACCCCTGCTTCCCCCTTCGCCATACTCGACATTCCATCTCGTTCGTAGGCGACCAGATCTTTATACTCAAAAATAAAAATTTTTTCAGACGGGAATTTTGTTACAAACATTGCATTCTCATTTCCGCATTCCATCCAGAGATCCATTGCATTCCTCTGGTTTTCTTCCATCCTTGAAAGCTTAAAATTATTTCCAGAACAATCTTTGCAGTCAAAGGCATATACTTTTCCATTTTTTGCTGCTATAATATCAAAAGGCTGCCCGTTTTGATTGTCCTGCAAGCAATGTGCCCAAAAACCGTTATCCGACAGGAGCTGCGCAAACTCCTTTTCAAATGCCGTTCCGTTACTTTTATTGCTCAATTCATTTCCTCCTTCTGTCCGGTCTAACCTTTTTGGCTTTTTGTCTTACCCTGTTTTTCCCGAAAAACAGGCTGAAACCCTAGTAAAATCAATGGGTCTAACCGTCTGCCCTAAAAACCGTCCATACAAGCACATTTTTTAGGGACATAAAAAACAGGGTCATTTTTTCCTCGCGTCACGTATTTGGTATACGGTTAGACAGGTTAGACGGTTAGACAATCTATATAAAAGCCGCATTTTAAGCGGATTTTTTGTCTAACCTTATGGTCTAACCAAAAAATCAAATGTTAGACTTTTTAATCAAATGGTAATTCCATTTGACCATCCTCAACATCATCCAGACTAATAAATCCGTCTGGATCCGCTCCTGTTTCCATGTTTATCTTTATATAATTTGCTTTTATTCCAAACACTTTTGTATTGTGTATGTATTTTCCCTGCGAATTTCGGATAACTCGTTCTTTTGCCGCCCACTTTTTACTGACTGCAGCATAATCAAATCCGCTTTTTTCCAAAAATTCGCACAATACGTCCTTATTGATTACAGCCACTGGCGGAATATCCGGATGCGTCTCGTCCGTCTCAATTTTTCCCCACACTTCGCCTTTATTCGTGGCATCGGGTCCGTTAGGGTTCTGGAAACGTATGGGATTCTTTGCGATCCAGTTCAACACAAGCTGATAGGATCGTTCTGCAACATCAACTTCTTTTGCACTGCGAAGATACATTTTTACATCGTCAACAACAAAAGCTTGCTCCTCTGTAAAAACAACTTCTGTGAGGATTCGGTCAGCGAGAAGGACGCACGACATAGCCATCGCCTGTTTTTCCGTAGTATCCAGTTTGCACATTGCATCAAAATAAGCCTTATATTCCTCTTGCAGCTTTTTTGTTTCCGTATTTTGCAGATACTCCACTAATAGCTTCCCGGCATGTCCATAATGCTCAGTTAGTACGCTTACAGTATAATTTCCATCTTCCAGCAGCTTCTCTTCTACCTCGATTTCGATTACACGGTTTTTGGATCCGGCGCGGCTGTTCGCTTTTGTAATTGGTTCTTCCCCAGTAAAAAGAAAACTGTTTTTCCACGTCTTTGTCTCCTCTACTCCTCCTGTTGCACGTCCACGTCCACGATCAATTCCTTCTGTGATTTGGTAGATCAACTGGTCAAAGTTCGTCGTCCATTTATCCTTCATGGTTTGCAATTCGTCTCCAGCGTAAGGAAGCGAATACAAAAACGCTGATGTACGCATAATATTGACTTTTGTCGTATTCATGGTTTTTACCAGACCGCCCATCTTTGGATTGCCCCAGATAGACATAGCTGCCATAATTGCAACGGTCTTGCAAGTTCCTGAATCTCCACTCCAGATATGGAACACAAAAGGCAGGGCATTTACCAATTCGATCAGACAGCTCGCAAAACTGGCAGCAAAAGCCATCCTTACAACCTTATTTTTACGTAGGATGCTACAATGGTCTTTCCACACTGCAAAGCTTCCATGCTCCTTTACGTTTTTATAAATCACGTCAAAAGCATCTTCTCCGTCATACACAATATCTTCCGCATATGGCATAAATTCTCTTCCAGACCATCCAAGCCGATTTATGGACTTCTGTGGCTCCAGTTTGGCCGGGTTCATGCCGATGCAGTCGCTTATATAGCGCACCAGATACTTTGCATTCTCCGATGTTACTTCAATCCCGATGTCGCTCAGCGCGTCCACAATGGCAGAATTATCCGCACATACCTTTCTGCTTACGGTCACGCTCTGCCATTGCCCATACTTAAAATAAGCCAGCATTACTCGCTCTCTCCCGGTGTCCACATCTTTAAAAATCTTAACAGGGAGTATTGGATGCGTACAGGCACTCACGCATACCGGGAGTCCATGTCCGTCAAATTTCTGCATCGTAATTCCGAGGTCATTGGCTTTCCAGGGACCACATTGCAGTTCTGCGGGCTGTCCGGTAAAATTAGTTACGTTTCCGGTTTCCTTCATTTTTTGGCTGTAATCAATAAAAAACGCTTTCAGTATCGCATTAAATTCATTTGCCCGTTTTAGTATCCGTGCCCTGCTCTTTAAAGCCTCGATATACTGCGTACGTTCCACATTTCCATCAATTTCAAAGATCCGGTAGAATATTTCATCCGGAAACTGCTGACCCGGCTTCAGATCGCTCATACCATCTAATAACTCGGTCTCTGATTTCTCCAATTTTTCTCACCGCCTTTTTATCATCAAAATATCCTTCCGGATCTTCCTGCAGACACTCAATCTTATATTCCACGATGGATAATTCCTGCAGAGCTTCTGCAAAGTGCTGGTCTTTTGGATCCCTGCTTGCTTCACATAATAAGATCCAGTACATGCGCAGTGTTACATAAGCCACCTTTCGGAACTGCTCTATATCCTGCTGCCGCCTTATTTTTTTTTCACGCTCCCGCTTTTCCCGGTACGTGCAAAATTCTGTCTTTATCGGCAGGGCGAAGTCCTCGATCAATTTCATGCAGGCTTCTTCGTTCCTCAGATTGTATAATCCAGACACGAATTTTATAACATCGCCACCAATCTGACAGGAGAAGCAAAAAAATCCGCGGTCATCTGGATAAATTTTCATGCTCGGATGACTGTCGTTATGGAACGGGCACCGGCATAGACCTTTCTGGCTTACCGGATACCCGTAAAACTCCGCAGCTTTCCGCATCCCAACCATACGTTTTACTTCTACATAATCTTCCTTACATAAATGGTAATTCTTCATCGATTCCGTCCGGGATGTTCATAAACCCGTCTGCTGCAAGTGCCGGATCAGAAGCAGGCTGAGAAGCAGGCTGAGAAGGCATGTGACTTTGGTTATATCTTGCGATATCAGCCTCGGAAAGCAGTTTATCTTCCGGAACTTTCGCATCCTTCAATCCTTCCAGGCTTCGCACCTGGAATACCTCTGTTACAAACCGTCTTTCACCTTCATCGGTCAAAAACTCTCTTCTCCCCATAAGTGCGCCAAATTTCTTTCCGACCAGTGTTTTTTCGTTTCCTTCCAGTCCCCACGGGAATACATAGCCAGGATTAGATTTTTCAATACTCGTCATTAAACCTTTAAAAAATGGAACGCTGTTGCCATCCATTGTCTGCTTGTGTACGCCCTTGTATTTTGCGTGCGGATTCATCCTTTTTGCTGCGTCAAATTGACTTTGGTAAAACCCCTTCTGTTTCCCTTCCGCAATATCGAACAATATTGCAATCTGAGGTCTTCCACCCGGTGTCTGCGTCTCACTTACCTGTTTAATTGCGCATACATAGCATCCAGGCGGAAGCTGCATGGACTCTCCTGTGTACGCCTGTGCATCATCATACCCTTGTGGTTTCTTTATCATTATTCATTTCCTCCTTATTCTTTGGATTTTCAATTTCGTAATATTCTCGGATAATATCGTCCACTGCCAATAAATCATTATCAATTTCTTCCGGAAACATATCATCCGGGGCCTTGCTTACAGCTCCATCACGAGACTGGGTAACAAATACATAGCGTTCACCCTTAAACGCTCTCAAAACAATCGTAAACATGCCTTCCAAGCATACTTTTTCGTCAAGCAGCTTCCCAATGGTTTTTGGCTTAATGTCTCCAAACTCGTTTGTATCCTCATGCATGATTACATACACGATCCGGTCCTCTGGCGCTTCATCTGCAATACACTGGATCAACCGATAAAAATTGTCAGCCAACTGATTGTAAAGTCCAAATACCGCATTCCCTTTTCCGGTTGTATTATGTCCATCCATAAACTGCCCAGTAATCAGGTAGCCAGCATCATCAATCACGATAGACTTAGGCCACTGCGGACTCTTAATCGCAGCTTTAATTCTCCCATAATCACTACAAATGTTTCCTGGCAGCTTCCCACGAAAAGGCAATGGCTTATTCAATACGCGAATCAGCCCGAAATCCTTCCCTACGCAATTTTTCATGCTTCTGCTTTTCCCGCTGCCGGATTTTCCAATAATCAAAACCGGAATTCCCATTAAACATCCACCTCCAGTCCGGAATAATCATCTTCAAAATTAATCGTTGCGACTGCTTTCTCCACCATACGGCTGAGTCCGCGATATAATTTCGATCCGCGGACAGCCAGTATACAGAGATCTGTCTGCCAGTAAAACATATCACCCTGCTCAGTACTGTACGGTCCTTGTACGCATCCCTCGCCGTTTTCCTGGTCGATTTCTGCATGATCTATCATTCCGATAAAGACTTCACTGATCGCTTTTACATTGCTTGTCCCTGTCTGCTGCAGGAATCGAAAAGAGTTGTATCTGCTGTCATCTAACACAATCGGAGTAACAGTATATCTCTTATCTGCCTTGCGCACGTCATCTCGAACATTCCACGCGTAATTCCATGGTAATTCATACTGGTTTCCCTCTTTTCCAGCCTTAAAAACATGCCCTTCAGACGGAAGTTCTCCTGTAAGTTCCATAATTGCTCCCTTAACTTTATTCGGGATAGTGGACGCCTCCAGCCACACGATAAATGTTCCGCATTCCACAAACAGGCCTCCACTAGAGTTACCTACAGTCAAACGTCCTGCGTTAAATGCCTGTTTCATAAATTTCTTAAATGTCGGCATATGTATAAACATTATCATTTCCTCCTATATTCATTTTTCGATTTTTTAATCAGTTCCGCAACAAGCTCCACCACGATTTCGCATTCGTGATAGGTAGGATTATATAAATTCTTTCCCGCTACAATTTGTTCTGTAACAGCTGCGGCCGTTTTCATGAGCTGACTCATGCGGTATGGCGGAATTCCTTCCGCTTTCTTCGCATCCATAACGATCACCGTATGGTCAAATGCTTACCGCGCGGTTCCAGTTTTGCCCATTCAACCTCTTTTTCAGCCAAAAGCTTCCGGATTGCGTCATTGTTTGGTACTGGCGGCTGCGGAATCAGATATTTTCCAGGAATCTCATCCAGATTATCCGTAATTGTAAGAGGCTGCAGCCCCCCATTTTTTGCAATGCTGTAACTAAACAATGCAGTCTTAAACTTCGTCTTGCCGATAAACTCAAAATTTTCCTGCAAATATTTTTTCAGAAAATTATTTGCATTTTCTAGTGCTTTTCTTCTTGTATTAAGACGCTTTTCTTCTGCTTTCAAAGCATCCGCCATAGCTTCGTTATTCCTGAGCATTTTCGCAATACCATCCGCCTTGTCCTCAATCTCCCCGTCGATAGCTTCTAATGTGTCCTTTACCAACTTTTCATCGACCGTATCTGCATCTTCGTCAACGATCCCCATCTGCTGCAGGCACAATTGTTCCAACAAATCCATCATGTAAACATACTGTTCTGTAAGTTCATATAATTTATTATTCACCTTCTTTTTCCTCCTTCTCCAAATCCAGATCAAAATACATTTCGATCTCATCCGCATGGTGCAGATACTTCTCACGCATCCGCCCTTCTCTTGTCTGAGTAATCTGCTCTCGAAATTCTTCCAGGTTTCCGGAAAAGCATCCGCAATTAATCTGCACGCCATCTGTTGTGCGATACGCTGTGGTCGTACGGAATATAGTACCGAATTTTGCGGCTGTAAATATAATATCTTCCTGTTTTACTACCAATGCATCTCCGTACACCCGTGCATTTCCGGACACCCGTGCATTTCCGGACACCCATGCATTTCCGTACACCCGTGCATCTCCGTACACCCGTGCATTTCCGGACACCCGTGCATTTCCGTACACCCGTGCATTTCCGTACACCCATGCATTTCCGTACACCCATGCATTTCCGTACACCCGTGCATCTCCGTACACCCGTGCATTTCCGGACACCCATGCATTTCCGTACACCCATGCATCTCCGTACACCCGTGCATTTCCGGACACCCATGCATTTCCGTACACCCGTGCATCTCCGTACACCCGTGCATCTCCGCACACCCGTGCATTTCCGTACACCCGTGCATTTCCGTACACCCATGCATCTCCGTACACCCGTGCATCTCCGTACACCCGTGCATTCCCGTACACCCATGCATTTCCCTCATGATTAATATTCTCCTCTTTTTCCACGTATCCACCGAGTTCCCCGGCTTTCACATCTCCGAATTCAACTAACGCCTTGATTCGAAACAGCTTTCTTCCTAAAAATGTGATAAATTCTCTGGTTAATTCAAATTTCTTCATTGCAATCTCTCCTTTTCCGCCTTATAATAAGGCTGTAATTATATTTTTTCATATAGCTGACCTCTGGAGATTGCCGTCTCCGGGGTCTTTTTCTTTTAGTTCTTTAAGTCTTTCTGCAAGATAATTGATTACTTTCGGGCAATCACCATCATCGAAAATTGTAAATGCCTTATCAAAGACATCGCCGTTATTCAGCATCTTACTTCGTTTAAATCCGACAATTATACAGTCACCTGGAGAAAAATGCACTGTTGCGCCGCACTCTATTAAGTCAAGCGTTAAATCCAGTAATCTGTGCTGTAATTCTCTGCTTACCATTTCTCATTCACCTCTCTTATCCAAATATGATCTCATGAAATGGCTCACTTACGCCTTCGTAAGTTATTGCACAATAATAATATCCTTCGTCATGATAAATTTTCGGGACCCTATCATCTGCGATAAGTTCTCCGTGTTGTACGGACATATCATCAGGGACATAACTCCCAAAAATATTTGCAACAGTCTCTATATATTTCTTTTCTTTCGACAAAAACACCTTATATCCTGTCATTCTTTTCTCCTTTCTCTCCACCATTCCTCCAGATCCACGATCGCCACGAACGCCCCCAAGAACGTAAGTCCGTAGGTTACCACAACCTCCCAAAAATAGACGGTTATCCAAAATGGCTGTGCGATGTAGGCGAGGAGGGCGGCGATAATTGCATCTTTTACCATTTTCCAACCTCTGCATTCTTCGGCATCGACGTAACCTGCATTTTAATCTCTGCAATCCGGAATTTCTCCAGTTCCACCGTGTCGAATATTAGTGCACTCCCATGCTTAAGCGGGCTTGTCTTGGTGGCAACCTTCTGGTTTTGTGTGCGGTATACTCTAAGTAGATACTCCTCTGGAAATCCCATCTTTTTTAACTCCGCCATCCGCATAAATTTTTTAGGGTACTTATTTGCGATATTGGCGGTTACCAGATCTGCAAGGGCATCCACCATCTTCGGGAGATTTTTATAATCCTCCGAGAGTAATCCGTCTGCGGACAATTTGGACTGTATCCAGTCGCAGATCACATCAATGGTTTCATTTACCTTTTCCATTTCTCTTCTCACCTCCTCTTTTTTGTTGTATCTCCTATCTGTATGTATTATAATTTATGATACAGGCACTGCAATGCCGAGTACAAAAGAAAGGAGCGAAATTATGAACAAAGGACATATCGTCCTAAAGAAATATTCCTTCTTCGGCGAATCGCGTACTATATACGGATTTGAAGGGTCGGACTTCCACGGAAATTACATTGCTTTCTCCGCTGCCGATATTCCATCAGCAGATATCTGTGGAAAATTTCTGTCCTGTGATGGAAATACTTACCTCATACAAGAGACCAATTATACGGATTCCGAAGATGGAACTAAGTTATTAATCGCATACTACTAATTCAAGTTCCCGGTTTAGTCTGCCAACTTTTCCGGGAACAATTAATTTCCCAGTATTCGCTCGATCAGATCTCTTATAATCTTCTCAATTTCTTTTGTTTCCTGTAGCTGTAAGAAATTACTCATATTAATTGTAATCTCTGGAAGCTTATCTCCCGGTTTATAATTTTCCGAGTTAAAAAGTTTCGACAGATTATACCCATCCGGTTCCTGAATTGTTATCTTTACCGGATCATTAATTTTTTTGCCGTTGACTACCAGAAGCGCGTCTTTATAGTCCAGTAATATGTTTTCTGCTCTTTTCATCCTCTTCACCTCCTCTTGTTGTATCTCCATTCTGTCTGTACTATAATTGCGTTACAGGCACTGCCATGCCTAGTACAAAAGAAAGGAGTTATACTATGCGTAGATATCAATCACCTTTTAACGGAATGCGTTATCTACTTAATATCAACACCGGAGAAATCCACGATTTAGATCTGGAAACAGATCAATGTCAAATCAGCCGGATAAATCACGAGCATATTCGCATGTTTAACAGCTACGAAGAAGCCCAGATTTCTGCTGTGTTGGTAGATAATATCAGCAATCCTAACGGATGCCATTATTGCATTCCTTCTAAGGACAATGGATAATTTCCGCTTCGGGCTATGGATCTCAGCGTCTGTAGCCCTTCATTCGATATTTCCATAGATAATTCTCTTTCCAGCCCTTCCTGAGATTCTGCTTTCCTCACCAGTGCAAACACCACTCTTGCAAACTCTGGTATTTCGGTAATGGACTGCAATGCTTCAAATTTCGTCATTGTTTCACCTCATATCTAATCTATTACGATGAGCACCTTTGCCGGACCGTACTGATAAATATTCTTTCTCTCATCCGGGCTGATGCTCACTGCATTTACCCCTTCTCTACCTTCCAATTCCTTCACAAGAGCCGATGTCTCTACAGTACGCAGATTCACTTTGTAGTCGAGTGGTTTGGAAATATTGAGAAGTAGGATTTCACCATCAACCTTAAAGACCGGTTCCTCACAGGCTACGTTGTCTCCCTGGAGCTCCTTTCTTATCGCTACCAATTCTTCGTATATCTTTTTCAGCATCCTCTTCACCTCCTAACTGGGTTCTTACATCAATGGTAGCTTTGCCTGTTCATACTCCGGCACCTTCACAAAGTCGTCTGGAAGCCGGATTCCGTACTGTTCACAAATCATCTGTGCCATTTCTGACACCTTGTATGGAACGCTGCCTTGCTTGTCCATCCGGTTTGAAAGGATCTTAATCAGATTCGCTACTTCTCCCGGATGCTCTGTCAGTGGAACCTGTTTTACTTGATTTTCCATCTCGTAGAATCTTCGGACATATCTTGCTGTAAACAAGACTCCTTTTTCTCCGGTGGACTTATTAGCAAGGAAATCACAACCGAGTTTTGTGACTTCGTAACATTTGTTTTCTTTTCCACTTGTATCTCGGTACACAGACTGGATAAAATAATCACTCACGCCCATTTGGGCTTCAGTAAGAATTTGAATAAATCCCTTCCTGTCCTTGCTACCCTCAAGTTTTCTAATTATCTTAGAATGTTCTGTTTCCATCATCTCTGCTACTTCAAGAGTGGTAATTGTTTTTCTTAAATCGTTCATGCGTCCTCCTTTCTTTAATTGCGCTACGCAATTCTTCTTCCAAAAAAAAATGCGTAGTATTCATGTTCGCTTAGCTTCAAAAGTTCTGCCAATGCATTCGCTTCACTCAGCGAAATAGGGCGTTTTCCATTAAGTTTCAGGCTTACTGTTGGCAGTGCGCAGTCCCATACATCTTTCTTCGCTATATCTTTCTGCGTAAGTCTCATTTCTGCCATCCGCCCACGAATCTTATCAGTGTCAATCAAAATGTCACCTCCTGTCTGCGCTACGCAATTTCTGTGATTATAATAGCACTACGCAATCGTATTGTCAATAGCTCTACGCAATTTTTTTTATTTATTTTCTTTTTAATTGTTGCGCTGTGCAAATATTGGTGTTATAATACCTATATGCAGAGGAAAGGAGGGAGGGCATGTGACAAATAAAGAGATAGGTAAAAGGATAGAAATCGCCAGAACTAAGGCAGGGCTAAATAAAAAGGAATTGGCTAAAAAAATTAAAGTTGCTGATTCCACAATTAAAAGGTATGAGGATGGTGAAATAAAAAAAATAAAAATGCCCATAATAGAATCTATCGCATATGCGACGGCTGTTAATCCAATGTGGATTATCGGAAAAACAGATGATATGGAATGGGCGGAATATTTAGAAATGCAAAAAGAATCTCGCAGACGTTTTGTTAAACAATGGAATCTTCAATTTTATGAAAAAAAATTATTGGAGTCTTTTTCGCAACTTACAGATGAGAACAAGAAAAGAAGCATTAATTACACAGAAAACCTTCTTATATTACAAAATATGGACATAGAGCAGACAACGTTATTAAATGCCGCACATGACAACGGAGCAACCAAAGAACAGAAAATTAACGCAGACAACATAATGATGGACGATAGCGAATGGGAGTGATTTGATTGACATACGAAGAATTATTAATACAGGCTGATGCCGAAGGTCTTATTGTTCGTGAAAAAGAGATTCCGGGATATCACGGTCGCATTTATAAAAATAGAATAGCGATACATAAAGATATTCCTACGATAACAGAAAAGTCTTGTGTTCTGGCTGAGGAAATTGGACACTACTACACTACTTCGGGAGACATAATGGACCAGAAAAATACCATGAACAGGAAACAGGAATACAAAGCAAGATTCTGCGGATACAATATTAAAATCGGTTTAATGGGTATTATTAATGCTTTCAAAGACGGACGTCGCAATCTACATGAAATGGCGGAGCATCTCGATGTATCAGAACAGTATCTACTCGAAGCTATAAATTGCTATAAACAGAAATATGGTGTTTATACTGTAGTGGATAATTATATTATTTACTTCGAACCTTATCTTCGGATTGGAAGAATAGGTGAAATAGATGAATAATTTAATTATTCGACAAGATTCGACATATGGCATATATGTATTGTGATAATATAATTATAGTCATTTATGACTAATAACACATATGAGGAGGAAAATTATATGGCACTTACAAATTGCCCAGAATGCGGAAAGGAAATTTCCGATAAGGCTACTGTTTGCCCTAATTGCGGCACACCTTTTGGTGAAAAGAAATTTTGCAAATTTTGTGGAGAAACCATTGATAATGATTGCGTGGTTTGTCCGAGATGCGGAAAGCAGGTGGAGGACTTAGGAAATAAGAATGGGCAAAATATTATTATAAATAATAATAATTCTGCTTATGCAAATGCTACTGCAACAGTTACCCATAATGTAGTACGCGGGAAACAAAAGAATAAATGGGTATCTCTTTTGCTTTGTATATTTACGCTATGCGGTCATAAATTTTATGAAGGCAAAATTGGTATGGGCATTTTATATCTTTTCACAGGCGGTCTGTTCTTCATTGGTTGGGTTATAGATATAATAACTTTGGCTTTAAAGCCTAACCCATATTACATTTAATGCAAAAGCAAAACCGCCCCTGCGCCAACAGGAACGGCTTTACATATACATCCCGAAGAGATGCACTAAATTATTGTACTATTATATTGTATCATCTTCGGGACAGCCATGCAATCGGAACATACTTTCGATGGCTGTTATTTTTATACCCATTTTTAAGACATAGGAGGATGATATATTATGGCAAAAGCAAAATACAAAGCAAACAAAGATGGTTGGTTCTCTACACTTGCGTGGGACGGTACCTATAATGCAGACGGCTCCAAACACCGGAAACAGCTCCGTACTAAGAAATCCAGTAAGGAGCTTGAGAGAATGGTAACAGAACTTCGCAATAAGGTGGAGAGCCGACAGATAACTGTAAGCACCGACATGACGTTTTGTGAATATGCAAAACACTGGTTGGAGGTGTACAAAGCCCAAAAGGAGCTGAACACCCGGAAGATGTACGAAAATATTATTACGGTGCATTTCCGGCAGCTTACCGGGATTAAGCTTACCGATATCCGCCGTATCCACCTGCAAGCAGTGCTTAACTCGGTTACACCATCCACAGGAAGACAAGTGTACCTGTGTTTTAAACAAATTATTAAAAGTGCGGTTGTGGATAAGTATCTCACGCCTGCGTATCTGGAGGATATTTTCGCGGGTATCCAGCAGCCCAAACCGCCCAAGACGGAAAAACGGGTGCTCACAAAAGCAGAAAAGGAAGCAATCCCAGTCGTGAATCTGGACCCGATGGATAAGGCATTCTTATACATTATTTATGGGTGCGGGCTCCGCCGTGAGGAAGCGTTGGCATTAACGATTTTCGACATAGACCTCAGGCGCTCTATTTTGAGCGTTAACAAGGCTTTGGTCTTTGACGGGAACAATCCTTGCCTAAAAGGGACAAAGTCCGAAAATGGGGTGCGTAGCGTGCCTATGCCGGGGTTCTTGACGGATTACCTTAAGCAGTATATCAAGACGCTTAATGGTACAAATCTTTTCTTCTGCCGCGGAATGGACCATGTTACACACAGCAGCTACGTTAAGATGTGGAACCGAATCCGGAAAGCGATCGGACAGGCATCCGGCAGTAACGCCACCGATCTGACCGCCCATGTCTTCCGGCACAACTTCTGTACGAATTTATGTTACCAGATACCGAAGATCTCCATTAAGCATATTGCACAGCTTATGGGGGACACGGAAAAGGTTGTGTTGGATGTGTATAACCATATAATTCTGGATAAGGAAGATGCCGCCGGAGCGGTGGAAAATGCTGTGGGAATCTTCTAACAAAAATCTAACATCGGGGGATAAAAATAAGAAAATCTAACACGAATCTAACATTTAGAATCGGTTAGAATCGGTTAGTTTTAGAATAGCAAAAGAGGCGGGAACCCGCATAAACACTGGATTCTCGCCCCGTTTGAGGGATGAAGCATCGGGGATTCGAACCCCGGACAACTTGATTAAAAGTCAAGTGCTCTACCGACTGAGCTAATGCTCCCCATATAAACTGGGCTAGCTGGATTCGAACCAGCGAATGCAGCAGTCAAAGTGCTGTGCCTTACCGCTTGGCGATAGCCCAATGTTTCGCCATCAACGGCAGGGTGGA